CATCACTGACCATCCGCGCATCTGGCCGCGAAATCACTTAATCAAGGAGAACAGCATGGACAAATTCATGATGATGCCCAAGGGCTTTATGGGCCTGCCGATGGAAGAGGAATTCATCAGCACAACCGAGAATAAGAAGAACACCCAGATTGCGATCGATGACTGGATGCTTGGCCCTGAAAACCCAAGCAACGAGCCAACGGCCAACAAAACCTACTGGATCGCGGTGGGCAAAGCCATGCAAGTGGACGAAAAAGAGTCTCGTCGTCGTCGTTGCTCGAACTGCGAGTACTACGACAACAGCACCATGACACAGGCCAAGATGGAGCGCATCCCCCGCAATGACTGGGACACCGATGCTGGTTTCCGTGGCTACTGCACCAAATTCGAGTTTATTTGCCACGACCTGCGCGTCTGCCAGGCATGGGACGAGCGTGAATTTGAAATGGAAGATTGACCAAATGCCAAAATGTGGGAAAATAAAGGCGCTGAGTCTATCGGGCCACCAGCAGCTCACCCTGCACAGGAGTGTCCGATGAGTCATGTCGCGGTTCAGGAAGTGAAAGCTGGCGTGCCAGCCGAACACCTGCCCATCTATCACCTAGAGGCCGAGCTGCTCAAGCTGCCCCAGGTGGACATGCCTGTCGACCACGACTTCTGCAATGGCCTGTACGCTCGGACAATGCACATTCCTGCTGGCACCGTCCTGACTGGTGCAATTCACCGAGAGGAATCGTTCTTCTTGGTGCGCAAAGGCGAGTTGATCGTCAGCACAGACAACGGCCCACGCACTCTCGGCCCAGGCGACATGAGCGTCTCAAAGATCGGCACAAAGCGTGCTGGCATCGCCTTGACTGATGTCGAGGTGACCACATTTCACGCAAACCCCAGCAACGAGCAAGAACCACAGAAACTGTGGGACTTGTTCACCATTCCAGCGCCTGCGCAAGCTCTTGAGGCTGTGCAACCTGCGCAATTGGAGAAATTAAAATGACATTTGGACTATCAGGAGCAGCACTGGCTGGTGTTGCCATAGGTGGTGCAACGCTTGTATCTGGATATATGCAGTCCAAGTCAGCATCGAGCGCAGCAGCAGCCCAAGGCGCTGCATCTCAGGCTGGCATTGATGAACAGCGAGCACAGTTTGATGCAATGCAGAAAATCTTGGCTCCTTACGTCTCAGCAGGGACGACAGCCATTCAAGGACTTGCACCATACGCAGCCGCTGGTGCGCCAGCACTTGAACAGCAGCAAGCATTGCTTGGCCTTAAAGGGCCAGAGGCAGAGCGTGCGGCCATCGAGCGCATCAGAAGCGGAGAGACATTCCAAGCACTTGCTGGTCAAGGCGAAGAAGCTCTTTTGCAACGCGCATCGGCCACTGGTGGCCTGCGAGGTGGCAATGTACAGGGCGCACTGGCACAGTTCAGGCCAGCATTGCTGTCCAGCCTCATCGAGCAGCAATATGGACGCTTGGGTGGCATGACTGCACTGGGACAAGAAACCACATCAAATGTGGCGAGACTTGGCCAGGCATCTGCGGCAGGCACAGGAGCCGCTGCACAGGCCACAGGCGCAAACATCGCAACATTGCTTGGCCAACAAGGTGCAGCTCAGGCTGGCGCTGATATTGCCCAGGGCAGAGCATTTGCCGCAATACCATCAGCCATTTCTGGTGGACTCGGAATATTTAGTGGCTTAGGAGGGAAATTCTGATGCCAGCACCCATTGATTACGGCGTTCAAATCGCTGACCCGACTCAGTCATTCTTAAGTGCTTTTCAGGCTGGCACTGGCATCCAAGAGGCCAGACTTAAGCAAGAGCAGCAACAAATGCAACTTGCCAATCAAAAGTTGGTGCAAGAAGGCTTCAACAAGTTGCGTCAACCAGGCGCAACTGCTGCTGACTATGCAAACCTTTCCATGTTGCTACCAGAAACGCAAGCCAAAGCTGTGCGTGAAAGTTTTGGCATGCTGTCAGCTGATCGCCAGCAAACAGCACTGCAACAATCTGGACAGGTCTTTTCTGCATTCAAATCAGGCAAGCCAGAGATCGCCATCAGCCTACTCGATCAACAGATCGAAGGCAAACGCAACTCTGGCGATGAAGCCGGTGCCAAGTTCTTGGAGACCTGGCGCGATGTGGCCAAACAAGACCCAAAGGCCACCGAAGACTACTTTGGATTCACCATTTCACAAATGCCTGGTGGCGACAAAGTGATCACCAGTGCAATTGCATTGGGTGGTGAAAAAAGAGCAGTAGCTCAAGCTCCAGCAGAGTTGCGCCAAAAACTTGCCGTCGCAGACAAAGCCGAATCCGATGCAAAAACAGCACTGGCCACCGCCACCAATGCGCCAGAGAAGGCAGCTGCCGAAGCTGCCCTGTCAGCTGCACAGGCGCAAAAAGCTGCTGTTGAAGCCAAATTTGCAGAGCGTGAAGCAGTTGATAAACTGATTAAAAATGCGGCAGATTTGGGTTTGACCAAGGCTCAAACTGGATCGGCATTGGCCCAAGGGAAAAAACTTGGTGCAGAAGCAAGCATGGCCATTTTAGAATTGGAAGCACTTAAAAAAGGCGATGCTTTAGCTACTCCAAAAGCATTTGAGCAGGAAGAAAAACTGCGCAAAGAATTCCAAGGCCGTACCAAGGTGTATGGCGAACTTGGAACTACATATAGCAACATGAAATCATCTGCTGATGCAAAGACTGGCCCAGGAGACATTGCATTGATCACCGGATTCATGAAGATGCTCGATCCAGGATCAGTGGTGCGCGAGACAGAATTTGCAACTGCACGCGATACCGCAGGCTTGTATGAGCGCCTGCAAAACCAAGCCCAGAAACTCCAAAGCGGTCAACTTTTCACGCTGGACTCAAAACAGCGCAAAGAATATACCGACTTGGCCAAGCAATATCTGGACTCGGCCCAGAAGAAAGCAGTCGACGACAAAAAGGCACTTGGTGTGGTGGTCAAAAACTACCGACTTAACCCTGACAACGTGTTCGGGCCTGAGACGGCAGAAGCGCCACCTGCACCATCACCAAACAGCGTGACAGTTGGTGGCCAGACTTACACTCGTCCTGCCAACTTCACTGATGCTCAGTGGAGCGCATACAAGCAATCTGTGGGGGTGCGATGAGTCCAGAAGAATGGTTGGCCTCACAGACTCAACAGGCTGCACCAGCAGCGCCTGCACCTGCACCTGCACCTATGGCCACAGCACCAGCTGCGGCACCAGCTGCAGCCCCAATGTCACCTGAGCAATGGGCGGCATCACAGCCAAAAATGGGATTCTTTGAAGGCCTGGCAGAACAGGTCACTGGACGCGCACGCGCAACGCCTGAGACCCAAACGCTGCCTGAGTGGACAAGCATGCCAGAGCTGAATCAAATGAGCGTGGCATCGTTCAAAACGGCCTTGGGCACACTCCTGAGCAATCCAAAAGAAACGGTGCAAATTCTGCAAGCCAACTTCCCTGGCGTTCAGATTCGTCAAGATGCAAAAGGTAATTACCTGATGCGCTCGTCGATCGACCAAAAAGAATATGCCATTCCTCCAGGCTTCACGATGGGTGATATACCCCGCGCAGCCGGTGGCATTGCAGCCTTCACGCCAGCAGGCCGAGCAGCGACCATTCCTGGCGCAATCATTACAAGTGCAGGAACGCAAGCCCTCATTGAGGCGACCCAAGCTGGAACTGGTGGCAAGTTTGACACCAAAGAGGTGGTCGTGGCTGGCGCAACAGGCCCAGCAGGACAGATTTTGCAGCGTGCAGCACCTCCGGTCGTCCAGGCGGTCAAGAAGGGCGTGCAGCGTGTTACAGGCCGCGCACCAGCTCCTGCGCCAGCACCAGGCACTCCAGGCGCTCCAATGGGTACAGCAATGGCTCCAAAGGCACCGCCAATCACGACAGCACCAGAAGCACCGCCAACTGCACCAGAAGCCCAGCCAATGGCCGCGGCAATGCCAGAAGTGGCACCAGCAGCACCAGAGATTCCAGTCGCACCGGCAGCTCCAGCAGTGGCAGAAGTGGCCGAAGAAGAAATCGGAAAGCTGGTCAAGCAGGCATCCGGCACAGGCTTCGGCTCGGCTGGCGCACGCGACCGGCTGGCCGATCTTGCCCAGGTCAATGTGGCAGCCAAAGATGCAGCCGACCGGCTTGGCATCCAACTGCCTGCCGATGTATTCAGCGACAACCCACAAGTCCGAGCAGCCGCAGGCCTGACCAGATCAGCCGCAGGCAGTGAGGCCGAAGCCGCATGGCGCAACACCGTCACGCAGGCCGTGGACAAGGCCGACGATGTGATCAAGCAATTCGATGCCACATTCGTTGAAGGCGCAGTCGCACCTGGCGTGGTGTCGCAAAAGATCAAAGACTCGCTGACCAAGACTCGCTCAGACTTGAATGCGCAAGCCAAAACTGTCTACGATGATGTCGACGCAGTGGTGCCAAAAACATCGGTTGTTGATCTGCCAAAACTCAAATCAACCCTTGATGCTGTCAAGGCTGAGGTGGGCGAAAAAGGCATGTCGGCAGCCGAGCGCAATTTGGCCAAGATGATCGAGGAAGGCAACATCACCTATGGCCGACTCAAGCGCGAGAAAACCCTAATCGGAAACGCCATCAACAAAATGGAGTCTCCATACGGCAGCATGGCCGAAGCAGACCTCAAGCGTTTATATGCGGCACTCGCTGACGATCAACTGACAAACGTTGGCAACATCGGTGGCGAAGAACTGCGCCAGCAACTGCGTGCAGCCAACCTGCTGTATGCCAAAGAACGTGCATTGGGCAACCGCATCGTGAATGCGTTTGGCCAAGACATCGAGGGCAGTGTGGCCAACAAGATGCGCACTGCTATCACAGGCGCTGCCAAGGGCGATGCAGGCGAGTTCAACCGCCTGCTCAAGACTGTCCCAGAAGACCTGCGCAAAGAAACGATAGCCACCGCGCTGGCATCCGTCACGCGATCGGCCAGAGGTGCTGAAAAGGGTGGATTCGGTTTTTCCGAGTTTGCCGACATCTATCCCAAGCTGAGAGCCAACCCGCCAGTCTACAAAACCATTGTGGACACGCTGGGCAAAGACTCGGCAGATGTTTTGCGCGACCTGTTCGAGGTCTCCAAGCGCGTCACCGAGGCCAGGGCCAATGTCCTGACCACTGGCAAGGCAAACCAAGCACTGCTGCAAGGCATGCAGGCAGAAAGCCTGATTGGTAAGGTCATGGAGAGCACGCTGGCCAAGGGCGTGGTGACTGGTGCAGCTGCGATGGGTGGGCCTGTTGCAGCTGCGGCCACATCGGTGATCACCAGCGCCATGACCCAAGGCAACAAGGATGCACTCAAGGCAGCAGGAAAACTGTTTGCTGATGAAGGATTCCAAAAACTTACCATCGAAGCAGCGACCAAGGGAACGCCCAGCGCAGCTAGCATTCGTCGCACAGCCATGTCACAATCCTTCCAGAAATTCGCAGATGCAGCCAAACTGCCAAAAGAGTTGGATGCAAGGATTCAGTGGTTGCAGACAGCAACCCAAGCCGAGCGACAATTCGACCAGGAGAACCAATAAATGTCAGCACTTAGCATCCAGCCAACATTCCCAATCTTCACAGAGACGGATGGTCTGCCATTGGAGAACGGTTACATCTGGATTGGCGCAGCCAACCTAGACCCGCAAGGCAATCCTATCAATGTATATTGGGATATTGCTTTGACACAGCCAGCAGGCCAACCAATCCGCACAATCAATGGGTATCCGTCAAACAATGGAACACCTGCTCGTCTGTATGTCAACAGCAACTACAGCATTCGCGTGCAAAATAGCAAAGGCAGTTTGGTGTATAGCGCACCAGCCGCAACAGAGCGTTATGGCAATATCATAAATGCAGAATCTGTTGTCTACGATCCGCCATTTACAGGAGCAGTTCAGACCAATGTCGAAGCCAAATTAGCTCAAACAGTAAGTGTCATAGATTTTGGCGCGGTAGGCGACGGCGTTGCTGACGATACAACAGCTTTTCAAGACGCTATAGATAGCGGTGCAGGCACTATTTATGTACCCTTAACTAATGCTTTTTATAGTGTTGGCGATTTTAACGTACCTATCAATGTTAAATTAGTAGGCTCAGGTTTGCTGCGCTATTCTGGTACTGTTAACTCTGGCAATGATTTAAAACTTGATTTAGACGTTCCATCTTGGCCTTTACGGATTATGTATGTAGGTGCCGCAGGATCGCCTAACGTTAATTCATTTCCTGCGATGTTAGAAATTAGAAATCTTGGTGTAAATACTATTATTTATACAGATTTCACTATTATTGGTACTTTTTTTGTAGATTTGCTTAATAACATAGAAGCTACGGGTATGAAATTCATACCCTATGCACCTAATTTAACTCCACAAACATATATCACAAACAATATAAATCGTGATGTTATTTATGGTTTGTATTTGCAAGATGAGCCTATTGCAAATGGTGTTTCGTTAGCGACACAAAATGCACAAATAGCAGCTTATAAAGCAATTACTGATAAGCCTTTAACTATGGCCCAAGCTGGTGATGCTGGCTGGCAAAACATTCAAGGATTAGTAAGCCCTAGTTGGGATATGATTTTTATTGATTGGTATTATGAAAATGCTAATACTAGCTATGGCCCAACTGTTGCTGCGTCAAATAAAGCAGCCGCATTAATTAGCTTTTCACAATTTAAATATGCTGCACCTAACGCAACATTAATTCCAATGGTCGGTTTATTTTGGACTGCTACTGGCTCTGCAAGTTCTAAAGCTGCCAATATTGCTTTTGCCAAAGATTTTGCTAGATTAAATACCAATGGTCATTCATCAATTTTTGCTTATAACGGAACTATTGCTGGTGGTCTTGCTGGTGATGTTGCTGATGATTCTGAAATGAGGGCTGCGGTTTCTGTTATATGGGCTAACGCTGCCGATGGTAAAGGAAAAATTGTTTGGAAAGATTATATTTGGGTATTTAATGAAAGTTTAGGTCAATTAATAGAAATTTATAATCCTGCATATTCAACAATCGCAAGCGTGTTTCCTTTTGCCACCGTTAATGTGGGTTCTTCTATAGACGCAAGAAAACAAAACTTTGCTATTAGCGGATTGGCTGCCCAAAATGCAGGCGGTGTTTGTGCTACTAGCTTGCCATCTTTGGGGAATGTAACGGTTATTTTGCAGTACCTATCTACACAAGGCCCTAGCGATACAACCAATGTATCGTTATTAAGCACTACCGCAGATTTTTATGAAAATACTTCTGTGCCTTATGCCACTACTAATACTTATTATGATAATAAAATTATTGCACCACCAAATTTCTATAGAACCAATCAAAATGTGCCGACTTATGAAGCCATCGGTTTAAATTATGTACAAACGAATAGCTATGCTTTTCCTTGGCGTATGCTGACAAACGGCGGTTTTATCGTAAGTAATTGGACTACAACTACTTATTAATTTTAACACCAAGGAGTAAAAAATGTTAAAGACTGTTAGATCAATCATTCCAGTTCCTGTTTCTGATGGTGGAACTGGTACAAGCAACCCTCCCGCATTCAGTGCATATGCTGATGGAACAACTCAGACCTTGGCTGACTCGGTTTACACCAAAGTGTTGTTCCAGACTGAAGAATTCGATACAAATTCAAATTTTGCATCAAGTCGTTTCATGCCAACAGTACCAGGTTACTACCAGATCAACGCTCAAATTTTGCTTGGTTCGTCTGCAATAACGTCTGCACAAATTACTGTCTATAAAAATGGAAGTAATTGGAAAGAAGGCGCACGCATGTTGCTTGCAGCAGGATCAAATGCGCTTGTTGTGTCCAGTCTTGTATATTTAAATGGTTCAACGGATTACGTTGAAATTTATGCTGCGCCAAGTGGCTCAGCACAAAATATTCTTGGCGGTGGCAATCAGCAAATCAACTATTTTCAAGGCTCAATGACAAGAGGTGCATGATGAACTTATACGACCATATTATCCAAATTTACCCGCAGCTTAAAAGCGATCCGCTTGCTTTTTCAACGGTCATTATTTTGCAAGATGACAAAGATGGCCAAGGCTCGTACATTGCCAAGTGGGATCACCCAACGCTTGCAAAACCAACAAATGAACAATTGAAAGGAAACTAAAATGTCCACCAACTCACAAATTGCATTTGCTCCACTTGGCAAGACCATTGTGGTGGCAGCAGCCGCATCCGCACCTGCTGGTATCCAAGCTCCTGTCTACGCCAAGTTTGACCCACAGAATGCAGGTCAGTTCCGATTCATCAATGCAGGCACCACTACCGTATTTTTGGGCACTGGGCCAAACGCAACAGACGCAACAGCCAACGCTGTGGCTCCTGTGGCCGGTACGCCATCGGCAGCCATCGTGCTGGTGCCTGGTGCAGTTGAAATCCTGCGCTTCAACATCGACACCTTTTTCAGCGGCCTGTCCAGCGCAGCTGCCACTGTTTACATCACGCCAGGTCAAGGTCTCTGATGCTTGAGGATACCGACACACGACTGGCGGTTCATGAGGCAGTTTGTGCTGAAAGGTACACCGCCATTGAAAAGTCGTTTGCGTCAGGTTCACAGCGCATGACCCGCATCGAGTATTTGCTCTATGTGGTGATTGCGGCTGTTTTGCTTGGCCCTGGCTTTGCTGGTGAACTGGTCAAGAAAATACTGGGGATTTAAATTGACCCCATCACGGCATTTGCCTTGTGCAAAACGGCATACGAGGGAATCAAAGGGTTCGTTGCTGTTTACCAAGACCTGAAAAAGACCGGCAATGATCTAACCAAGATCACCAGCGAGGTCGGTGGGGCGCTGTCAAGTTTCTTTAAAGGTCAAGCGGAGTTGGAATCTAGCCATGAAAAAGCAGAATTTCAACGAGAAGAAAACAAGCGAAAAGGAATCAAAGACGACCTGGCCACCCAAGCTATTGACAATGTAATGTATCTCAGGCAAACAAAACAGTTTTATGCCGATCTTGAGAGAATGGTGCGCTGGGAGATGGGAATGCCCGATCTCTGGCGTGAAATCGTTGAAGAGTATCAGCGGCTGCTGGATCAAAAAGCCGATGACAACGCAAAGGAACTGCACAAAAAGCGAGTAGCAGAATGGCGGCGACAAAGGTTAAAAAATCAGATACTGGACAGGGTGCTGGAAACGGTGCTGGTGGCTTTCGTGGTCGCCTACCTGATATGCCTAATGTGGTTGATAAGTCTCCATCGTCGGGATATATCTTTGTTCTGATCCTGTTCGCGTTTGTGTTTGTGTTGATTTTGCCGTTGGTCGGCATGATGATGGTGGACACGATGGTGGTTAAACGCGAGGCCAAGGCCCAGATGGAAAAGGTGGAGAAACTGCGCAAGCAGGTGGAAGACGAAAGGAAAAAAGATGATTGATCTCACCAAAGCCATTGGAGCAGTTGCCGCTAGTGTTGCCGCACTGGGTGGAAGCTACACGCTGGCCGACAAGTTCGGTTGGTTCGATCGTGCAATCATTGAGTGGTCACCAGAACATTTCAAAATCGTATCGGAAGCTGGACAGCCCATCAATGTCACCGTTGCGCGGATTAAGAAGCGAGACGACTGCTCTGTTGAGAGCTTCACCCCAAGCATTCGGGACGCAGCAGGCATGGTGCATGAAGCAACCACCACCGCAAGCAGATTCAGCGGCCCAGCAGGGCCAGAAATTGATACATTTACGTACCAATTGACGATGGTGCAAAAAGAAAAAATCGCTGAAGGCAAAGCAACCTTGCTGGCAACCATCAAATACAAATGCCCAGAGGGTGAGCGCGTTGTGCAGTACCCACGCCACCCCAACTTAAGTTTTGACATGAAAGGCTAACTGATATGGACTGGCTCAAACAAATTGCACCAACGATTGCCACAGCACTCGGTGGCC